AGTTTGGTTTTGACCATTTCTCTAAATTCAGCGGATCTACTGAGTTTGCTTAGACCACTGCGACATGCAATGTCATTGTCTAAGAATTGTTTTTTAAAGTCCAACACTTTGATCTGTTGCGACAATGAAGCTTGGTTGTTTTTATCGGCTATGCACCAAGAAATTGCTGATCGTTTGCTACCAAAGGATCCCACAAAGTTTGCATAATGCCAAACATTAAACACTTGCTGCTCTGGTGTGATGTGATATTTTCCAAACACAACCCAACCACCTGAGTTATCATCCAAAATCATTTTGTCAATACTGTGGCGCATTTCACGCTCGGCCCAGCGTTCAAGTTTTTGTTCTCGAGTCATTTGAGTACGTAGTGCGAGACTAGCCAGCCTACTGTGCCAGCTAAAAATGTTATGATTCCCAGGCCCCAAGAAATCAATTGATTGTTGCGTTTTTCAGACATGGTATGCACAATTTCATGCACTTCTTTGACCACTGCTTTGACATCGTCGATGTCTTTTTGCACTGAACTGATTTGCAGTTCCAGGGCTTTGTATCGCTCGGCACACAGTTCAACGTGGGCTTCGAGACTTTTCTTTTCAATGTCGGTGGTGTCTGCCATAATCAGTTATTTACCGTTTCAAACCAAATGTTCTGGTCAGGACGCAGTACTGTTTCCACAACTTCCTGCTCGTCTAGCCCAGTTAGCATGGGCACTCCGTTGCAGTCTTGATGCAGTGCCGCAAAAGGATCATGATTTCCTGAAATGCCAAATGTGCTTTCTGCTTCAACTTCAAAGCTAAAACTCCACACACCTTTGTTACAGCGCGGTGCCTGAATGCGCTCTGGTTGACTGCGCAGACTGATTATTTGAATCAGTGTTTCAAAGTTTCGCTGTTGATTTCTTGCTCTGTTCCAGTCATTGACGTTGTTGATTGCTTGACCAACTTGATCATCAAATGGGATTTGACCTATGCGAAAATGCCCAGTGATCCCAGTGGGCGAGCAGTCAAAGAGGGTTTTGCACATATACTTCATCGTGTGATATTTACGGCAAAAAAATACCCCGGAGTTTTTAATCCCGGGGTGGTTTAGAACAAGTCTAAAAATTAAGCAGCCAGCTTGAAACCGTTAGCTGTTGCGCTGTCCAACTGATAACCAGTGAAGGTAATGTTGGCAGCAGCCAAAGCTGTAGCGGCGTTAGCAAAAGCACCAGTTGGGTAGTATGCAACTGACAAAGCAGTTGTATCAACTTGGTACATAGCCACTGTGCAAGTTTGTTGCAGAGCTTGAATAACGTTAGCAACGTATTCCTGAACACCAGACTGAGTAGCCATGCTGTTGTTAGCAACCAAGCGAACAAAGTCCAGTTTAGGACCAGCTGGTTGAACTGTAGCAGTAGCGCCAGTGGTGCTTGTAGAAGCAGCGATTGGACCGTTTTGTACGTCTAGTGCAAATACCGGTTGTGCATCACCATTTACGGGGGTAATATAAGCCATGATAAATTTCCTTTAAGTTAGTGGTCCTTGTGGACCTGCTTTTATTTAGCCTTTTGGTAAAAATTACGCCTGTTGCGGATTGTTTTGGGCACGATTTCTAGCAGTGAAATCAAAGCGATTTACTGCTTTGGCATAGCCTGCTGGCGTGGCCATAACCCAACCTTCGTGCCCAGGATCTTTCAAATCCAAGTTACGCAAGATGTCCAGCTTTAAATCGTGTAGCAGAATAAACAGGGTAAATGCAGCGGCCAGGCCTTCTGTGTTTGATGCAGGCGATTTTAGATATTCTATAATGTTGGCAAATTTTCTTGGGGTGACTTTGGATTGCAACCATTCACCAAACCCTGCCAACAAGTTGTCAAAGTTTCCTGATCCAATTCTAAAATTAATGTAGTCCACGCACAGTTTGGCCAAGTCTGTGATTTGCATGGCTCGCAGTTCGCCAGGATTGAACAAGGTATCAATGGCAGCACCTTTGCTTCGGCGCATTTGTTTGATTTGTTTGATCAGTGCAGTCTGACCTTTGGATTGTGCAGGATCCTGCGGTGCAATTCCTTTGCCATAAATTGGTTCAATCAAAAACAATCCTGGTACTTCGTTAAACGACACTCTGCTGAGTGGTTGCTTGGGCTCACCTTGATCAGCATACATGGTGTGCATGGCAATACCTGTGGTGCTGTTGCGAATTCGTTGACCTAGGGCGCTCTTAGCAGGTATACGATATTGCACTGTGTTGGGCTTGAACACAAGATTACCAGCTTCTTCTGTCCACGGCTGTTCAGGGTAGTACAACAAGTCACCTTTTACATAGCCACGGAAGTTTGTGGGCACAGCCGCTTCTAACTGTGGCCAAAGGTCAGCATACAATTGTATCAACTCCGCACGTTCACCTTTGCGTGTGCTTTGTATCTGTGCCATCATTTTAGGTGAAGTAGCAAGTCCATCGTACCCTTTGGCTTCAAAGCCAGAACCGTCTGTGAGCACAAACTCGCCTGTGGCGGGCTTGCGCCCAAATATCACAGCAGGCTTGCCGTCCCACTTCACACTGGTGGTCTTTTGTGGTGCATCTGCGGCATGTTGGATAATGGCCAATGCTTCATCCACACCACGTGATCCTTTGCGAAACACAAGATCTTCCAAGTGTTCAATGCCTTTGGCTCTGCCGCCCACGCCAGGTTCTTCTGCTTCGTAAATTTGATATGGGTTGGCTGCTTCTGTTTCAATCAATGGCGTCATGCCTTGATTTACAATTCTGTCGCGCAACTTGGCTAGAAAATTCACTTCAGTGTTTTCATTCACAGCACCTGGCTCTTGTAGTCCTTCGCGGCCCAGGTATTCACGGAAGTCCGCCAGCTTGGCATCTCGATTTTTGTCCCCGGCTAGAGCAGCATAAATGCTTTCAACATTTTTAAGATTCTCTCTAGTGGCACGTGGTCCCAATAAAGTTTTTGCAACATAGTCGGGATCCATGCCACCATCTACCAGTTGGTTTGTGGTGCGACTGAACATGCCATTGGCACCCACTTTGAGTCCCTGTTGTTTGGCAATTGAACTCATTAGCACATTGCGGTTCATGCCTTTGTAGGCAGAATCTTCCGAGCCGCCATAGTAAAACTGTCCCCAATCCAAGTTGGGAAAGAACATGAAGTCTGTTTGCACATAGCCATTTTCTGGCCGACCATTAATGGGTGTGCGTAAGTGTACTTCGCCGCTTTTCTTTACCCAGGCTTTGGGATCTTCACCGTGACTGGTTGCCCATTGTGTTAGTTTTGCTGCCAATTGTTCTTTGGATATCTCACTGGCATCTACTGCCATGTCCATGTCACCTGATGTGGGCTTACGACCAGTTGAGCCCAGCCAACGTTCGCGTGGAAATTCCAAGCCTGTGAGTGTTTCCAACCATTGCACTGTGGCTGCTACATCGCTTTGATTGATACGCCCAGTGAGTGGTCGACCATCAGAATCTTTGAATACATTGCCGCCTTCTAGTAGTCTCATTTTTTTGCCTCAGCCACGGCCATTTGTTTTTGCTGTTGCTGTGGTGCGCCTTGCAACAGACCCATACTGGCCAGCACCTTGTTTACGGCTGGATCACGTTGCTGAGGAACTTTGGTAGTGAGGCCAGCTCGTTGCGCTGCTTGTGCCAACTGCGGGTCAGCTGCATTTGGATCTGTGTTTGCGTTTGTGTTTGCTGCGGCTGCGGCTTTTCCAGAAACTGGATTGAATTCAACTTCGTTAGCAATACCATAGCTCATTTTGGCAATACTGCCCCAAAGGTCAGCTAATTTTTTTCCATTAGTTCTAGTGGGTTCCGTTACCAACATTGCATCAATGGCCTTGTCAATGTTTGCGCTCATGTCTCCAACCATGTTTCGTAATTGTCCTTGGTTGGCATCCTGGTCCACTTGGCTGGCAGCATCTTTATAGTCCTTAAGTGTTCGATTCATTCTTTGAAGGTTAGTGTTTATCAAATTGACCAGGGCTCGTTCCATTTCAATTGGCTGAATGTCCTTGATGCTTTGAACTCCAGCTCGGCCAGTTGCGGGATTTTTGGCCTGTTGCATCATTTGTGTCACTGTGTCCGACCACTGTGCCTGCAGAGTTTTGGCCAATGCAGCCACGGCAGGTGCTGAAGCAGCGGCAGCGGCACCTCCTTCTTGTCCCGGGGCAACCATAGTACCAGTGTACTGGTTTTCAGGACCTGTATTACCACCAGCTGGAATCATGGCCTTGGCTAGATTTTTGCCAACACCACCCAAAAAAGAACTGGTCTGTGCACCGGCGCTGCCAGGAGCAAACGCTTCTTGCATGCGGCGGCCATTGGTAATTTCATATATCTGCATGAGTTCTCCTTACAGATCTAGCAAACTTTGTGGAATCTTTAAGACGTATGGCATTGAGCAATTTTCTAGTGAGATTTTCAGCCTGATCAGCAGTGTATTCTGATTCAATTTGCTCTAGCAAACGAATAGCAGATTCTATCACATTGT